ACGCGTCGTCGTCGGCAGCGGGACTGGGGGGCGTCCTCGCCAGCGTCGCCAGCGCCATCAAGGCTTTTGCCGGCGAAGTCGGCGCCGGCGTCGCGGCCTTTCTCGCCCCGGTGCTGGGGCCCGCTGCGATCCCCGCCGGCACGGCCGCCGCCGCCTCCGTCATGCAGATCGGCAGCGCCGACATCGGCATGTGGGACGTTCCCAAGGACCAGCTGACGCTCATCCATCAAAACGAGCTCGTCATGCCGGCATCGCAAGCCAACGCCTTCCGCGGCATGCTCAATAACGGCGGCGGCGGCGGCGGCGGCGCAGGAACCATCAACCAAGAACTCCACGTTCACGCCGTCGACTCGCAATCCGTCGCCGATATGTTCCGCTGGAATCGCTCAGCGATGATGAGCGAGGTGTTTGCCGCCATGCGCGCCGGCGCGCATCACGGGCTTAAAATCTCGTGACCACGGCCGTCTTTCCTTTTCTCGTCGGCGCGGGTTGGCCGGTCAACAAGAAGCAGACCTGGTCGGCGGTTGTCGCTGCCCACACCAGCGGTCGCGAGGTTCGCACCCAGCTTTGGCAGAATCCGGTCTGGGAATTTGAGATGACGATCAACGCTCTCGATTCGTCGACGAACGGAATGTATGGCGCGGTCGGCGCCCGGTCGCTGCAAACGCTGCTGGGATTTTACGGCATGATGGCGGGCAGCTTTGGAACATTTATCTATTATGACGTCACCGATTACTATGTCGCGCCGGTGCAGACTTTTGGCGTCGGCGACGGCGCGACGACGACCTTTCAGCTGATCCGCACGCTCGGCGGCATGACGGAAAGCGTGATTGCTCCGGTCAACTCGGCGACGACGCTCTATTTTAACTCGGGGAACGTGGCGGCGATTGCGCCGGAGATCTACAGCAACGGAACTCTCGTTGGGTCTTCAACCTATTCGATTGTCAACGGCGCTGTCACCTTCAACACACCGCCGATTAGCGGCGCCGTGCTGACCTGGACCGGCTACTTCGGCTTCCTTTGCCGCTTCTCCGACGACAACCTTGAGTTTTCGCAGACGATGTGGAATTTGTGGGAGGCGAAGTCGGTCAAATTCAAATCGCTGCGGGCAATCTGATGCGCGCAGCATCGACTCAGCTCGCGCTCTACCTCAACGGCCTGCGCAACATCCCCGATGCGAGGCTCACGTTTGCTGACTGCTTTACCTTTTCGCTGCTAAACGGGCCGTCGCTCTATTACACGAACGTCGATTATCCCGTCGCCTATGACGGCAATACATTCCTCGCCAACGGCCCGATGGTGCAGGGCCTCAAATACAAATGCAACGTCGGGCTCGAGGTCGATCGTCAGCAGATCAGCGTCGCCGCGCGCCCGACCGATCTGGTCAGCGGCGCGATGTTTTTGCAGATGCTCGCTGATGGCGCCCTCGATGGCGCGATCGTTCAGCGCGACCGGGTCTTCTTGACCTTCGCCGCGCCGCCGGGAGCCTACTGGCTAAACGCCCTCTATCAGTTGGATTTCAACCCCGATTTCAATCTTGATTTTGGCCCAGGGTTGGGCACGCCGAGCAGCGTAATCGGCGGGATCACTCTGTTTCACGGGCGCGTGTCGACGATCGATGAGGTCGGACGCACAACTTCCAAGTTGACGGTGGCGAGCGACCTCGTCGTTCTCGACTATCAAATGCCGCGCAATCTCTATTCGGCGACCTGCCTGCACACGCTTTACGACGCCGGGTGCGGCCTCACCGCGTCAAGCTTTGCGACCAATTCAACCGCTGGCGTCGGCTCGACGACGACGCAGGTCAACACCAGCGCCGCCCTCGCCGTTCACGCCCAAGGCAAGATCGTATTCAACACCGGCGCCAACGCCGGCCTGACCGCGACGGTGCAATCCATTCTTGCCGGCGTTTCGTTGACCCTGCGCTATCCGCTGCCAGATCCCCCCGCCGCGGGCGACGGGTTCACTGTCTACAATGGCTGCGATCACACCAACGGAACCTGCAAGTCGGTGTTCAACAACCTTGCCCGTTTCCGTGGCTTTCCGTGGATTCCGCCGGCTCAAATTGCATACTGAGGTCAATCATGGAAAACCGAGCCCTATGATCGCCGACCGTGCGCGCGTCGTCGCTGCGGCGCGTTTGTGGATTGGCACGCCCTATTGCCACATGGGCGACATAAAAGGCGTTGCCATCGATTGTGCGATGCTGCTGGTGCGTGTTTTCTGTGATCTTGGCCTTGTCGAGAAATTCGATCCGCGGCCCTACGCCGCCGATTTCATGCTCCATCGCGCTGAAGAGCGCTACCTCGGCTTCCTTTTCGCACGGGCAAAAGAGATCGCCGCCCCAGGGCCGGGTGACGTCATGATGTTCAAGATCGGTCGCTGCTTCGCCCACGGAGGAATTGTGACGCGAACCGCGCGAACCGAGCCGCTAAAAATCGTCCACGCCTACGCTTCCGGCCGGGCGGTCGTCGAGGAGGAGCCGATGCGCAATCCCGACCTGAACCGCCGCGAGCTGAAGTTTTTCAGCTACTGGCGCGAGGCTTGACCCTTGGCCTTTCTCCGCAACCTCTTCGGCCAGCCAAACACCAAGCCGGATTTCACCGGCTTGCAGATCCAGACATCGACGTCGACGCTGCCGATCGCGATCATTTGGGGCATGACCAAGCTCAGCGGCAACGTGATGTGGTACAATAATTTTCAGACTACCAACCCCGGCGGAAAGGGCGGCTTTTTCAGCACGCCGAGCAGTAGTTACTCCTACACCGCCGATTTGATGATTGCGCTCTGCGAAGGACCCTTGCAGGGCATCAACCAGATCTGGAAGAACCAGGACATTTATACGCTGGCGCAGCTCAACCTGACGCTTTTCGAAGGGACAACACCGCAGGCGACGTGGGGCTATCTTTCGAGCGTATATCCCAATGAAGCTCTTGGCTACCAGGGGACAGCCTATGTTTGCGCCGCCAGCTACCAACTCGGCGACGACGCATCAATCGGCAACCACAATTTCGAGGTCGTCAGCGCCGATTTCTACGGGACGTCGCCCAACGGCATCGACGCCGATCCGGCCGCGGTCATTTACGACTTTCTTACCAACCCGCAATATGGCGCCGGTTTTGCCGCCTCTTCGATCAACACCTCCACGCTTTACGGCGGCGGCGCCGGCTCGACGGACGCCAGTTTGCAAGCCTATTGCGCCGCGCTCGGCATCGGCTTTTCGCCGGCCCTGACCGGCCAGGAGACGGCGTCTTCGATTCTTACGCGGTGGCTACAGATTTGCAATTGCGCCGCTGTTTGGTCGGGAACGCAGCTGAAGTTTATTCCCTACGGGGACCTCCCAATCGGGACCACCGATCTTACCCAGACCATCAGTCTTTCGGTTCCGCAGCCCTCCACAGATCCCAACGACGTCATTAATCCCGCCGTGACAGTCTGCGCGACGGCCTTGTGGGTCAGCGACGGCGGGGTGAAATACGCTTTTACCGGCGCAGCGCTAACCTACAACCCCGGCGGGACCGCAAACGGCGCCGGAACTTACGGCCTCGCGTCGGGATGGCAGGGGCAGCAGTACGTTTTTAGCCCCGCCGACGAAGGCAATGTCGTCAAGATCACCTTTACGCGCCACGTTCCCAGAGGCTACGCGCCTGACCTGACGCCCGTTTATTCGCTGACGGACACGGACTTCATCGCCACCAAGCCGGGCGAGGAGCCAATCAAGGTTTCGCGACTCGATCCTTTCACGCTGCCGACCATTCAGCGCATCGAATGCTGCTCTCGCGCCAACCAGTACGGCTCGACCCCGGTCGAGGCGCGTGACCAGTCGCAAATCGAGCTTTTTGGCCCGCGCGTCGGATCGACCGTCACAGCGCATGAGATCTGCGACGACATTCTCGTCGCCCCGATCGTCGCCCAGACCATCCTTCAGCGCGGCCTCTACGTCCGCGCGCATTTCAAGTTCGGGCTTGGCTGGGAATTCGGTTTGCTCGAGCCGATGGACATTGTCGAGATTACGGACGCCAACCTTGGCCTCATCGCCTATCCGGTGCGCATCACCGAGATCGAGGAGGATGAAAACGGCGTGCTCGCGGTGACGGCGGAGGAGCTAACCGTCGGCATTTCGACGCCGGTGCAATATCCCAGCGCCACCCCGACGGGGTGGCAGAGCAACCAGGGCGTGGCGGCTGCCGCGGTCAACACGCCCTTGATCTACGAGCCGCCCCCGGCGCTGACTGGCAACGTCGCGGAAATCTGGCTCGGCGCCAGCGGCGGGATCAGTGGCGCGGCCGATCCGTATTGGGGCGGCGCCTACATCTACGCCAGCCTCGACGACGAGAGCTACGGGCCGCCGATTGGGCAGGTCACGCAACCTCTGCGCCAGGGCGTCCTTACCGGCAACCTCGCGTCGGCGAGCGGCTGGGATACGGCCAACACGCTGGCCGTCAGCGTCGCTGAATCGGGCGGCGTATTAGACAGCGGAACGCCCGCATCCGCGCAAGCCGGCGCGCCGATGGCGCTCGTCGATCAGGAACTGGTCGCCTATGCAACCGCGACCCCCTACGCGACATACAAATATAATTTGACTGGGCTAGAGCGCGGGCTCTACGGCACTTCGCCCGCCGCGCATTCGGCTGGCGCCAGCTTTGCTCGCCTCGACGGCGCCGTGTTCAAATATTCCGTCCCCGCCAATTTGATCGGCAAGACGCTTTACTTCAAGTTCCAAAGCTACAACATCTTCGGCAAGGGCCTCCAGGCGCTATCGAGCTGCGCCACCTATACGCACGCGCTTACGGGCACGGGCGTTCCTCAGCCCGCCGATATCACCGGATTCGGCGCCGCGCTCGATATGAACGCGGCCGGCAATTATACGCTGATCGCGTCTTGGAACCCAGATCCCAACTCGACGAGCTATCAAGTCCAATGGTCTGTCGACGGCGTGACGTGGGGCGCTTGTTGGGCTGGTTCGGCCAACTCGTTCTCGCTGCCTGGCTGGAGTTACATCAGCGCCCTCTATTTGCGCATCGAGGGCGTTAACGGCGCTTTTTCGTCGCCAACGTGGGAAGAGATCACTGTCACTCCCGGCCCTCAGCAGACCGTAGATGTCGGCAACGCCGGCCTCTATGTCGCGCTCAACGATTTGCAGGCCGACCTCGCCGACATCGTCGCTCAATCGATCGCGTTGGCGCAAGACAACATCAATATTGCAACGATTACGCATGTGGCGTCGTTGAATGGCGCGATTACGGCGGCGCAATCGCAGATCGGCAGCATCGGCGCGTCAACGGCGACGGCGATTACACACGCTCTCTCGCAGATTGGCAGCCTCGGCGTCTCGACGGCGGCGGCTATAACAACTCTGACGGCGAACGTTGGAAACGTAAACGCGGCGCTCAATTCGCTTGAAATCGCTCAATCTACATCGAGCACCGCCATTGCCTTCGACCTCACGGCTTTAAG